GCAAACCCAGTGGACTCTGCCTTGTTGATGACAGGTGCCCATTGGCCTGTAGAGGCTTGGTAGGCCAGCCATGAGTCACAAGACACCAGAATCTTGTCTACGTTGTCCAGCACCGATCTGCCAGTGTCAATGACTCCGTTGATTCTGTACCGAGCCTGAGTCGCCGAGCCGCCTCCAGAGGGCGTATACGAGATCGTGGCGTCTGAGTAGGTGTTTAGAGCCGCACAGGAAGTGGAGTTGACGTTAGCAGGAAGTACCGCACCACCGTAGTTCTGCGTCAGGTAGTCAAACAGGACATCCCCAGGCTTGGCGAGTCCAGTGCCGTTCAGTGCATGTTTGACCTTGAAGGTGACAGGCTGGAGAGAAGTTGTTCCCGCATCCCGGTTGTAGATCAACTTGATGATGGCAAACGCCAGGCCATTCATCTGCCGAGTTCCAGTCCATCGCAGGCCCGCAGCAATATCCGACCCGCCCATGAACGTGGATGGAGCAGTCCCGGTGACGTTGGTGATGGTTCCAGCAGCAGTGGAGGTGTAGAGGTTGATGTAGAGGTTACCGCTGATCTTGGTATCTACGTTACCGGCCCCGTCAGTCAAAGAAACAACCTTGGTCGGATCAGTTCCGTCAAACGTAATGAGTCGGTCGCCGTAATAGAACTTGGTTCTGTCGTAAGTGAACTGACCATTTGGCGAGACGTTGGAAATCGCCATGACGTAATACATCGCTTGCTGATCAGTCGTAAGGACCGCATCAACAAAAGTTCCGCCCATCCAGGCATCTCCGTAGACCACTGGGATGGAATTAGTAGAACTCGGAGGTACTTGCTGCCGTACTCCGCTGTCTTGCTGCTTGGATGCCTGCTGACCGAATACGCGGGTGATGATGTAAGAAGCCGCGAAGTTGATCGCAAATGTGGCGGCGGCAAGTGCTACACCGGTAAGTTGCGCTCCAATTGCAGCAAGAACTATCGATGCTGGCATGTCTTATTCCTTAACGAATGTCGTTTCAATCTTCTTGAACCCAGGCAGACTCTCTACACTGGATGTGTGCATAAGGGATGCACATACGATGTCCCCACGTTTCTCGCGTATGAGTCTCTCGGAGTGCTTCACAAACTCAAAGAACAGTCTGCCGCCAATCGTGCTGTTCCTGTATTCTGGATGGACCCACCAAGCAACTTCCTTGATCTCTGCAACCGTAGGGCACCAGAAGTTCGGCGTGATGATCGCGGCCAGCATTCCCCTCATCTGATCATCAATAAGAACAAACCCTCGACCAACAATAAGCGACTCAAGAACAGTCTTGATGTAGTCGTGATCGTGATGCTCTTTCTGGGACAGCATCTCAATGGGAGACTCAGCGGCGTATTTCCGCATCATCTCCGTCAAGACGGGAACATCAAACTTACATGCCAAACGGATCATGCTTGCTCTCTAGTTTCCCAATCGTTCTCGCCAGGCCGGACAAGAGGATCACTGACACTGCCGCTCTTGGGAGGAGAGCCAAAGTCAAAGTACTGATTGGAGATCGCGGCCACCCGGTTCATTGAGGTGTCGCTAGGATAGAAGAACTGCCATGACTTCTGGTTTGTCCTGAGTCCAGCAACCCGGTTTTCGAGAACCTTTCTCATCGAGGTGCAGGCAATCGTGCAGGTCGCTACACGGCTTCTGGCCTGATCGTTAAAGTCCTCAGAGATGCCAACCGAGTTGATGATGCCCGTGTAGCGCTTGAAAAACTGCGTAGTGGGTGTGGTGATGATCTGGTTGTTGGAGTCAAGGAACCCCCGCCAAATCTCTACCAAAGAGCCCTTGATGTTCGACGACAGGATTAGCGCAATGTTCGCTGGGTCGATACCAGTAAGACTGATCGTGATGTCGTCTGAAGTGCTTTTGATGTCTTGAGGAATATCCCCGAGACTCAGCAGCATTCCAAGATTGGAAAACGTGATGCCCGATACCGTGATGGGTGCAGCAGCGTTGCAGAATGAATAAGTCGATGTGACAGGGTTTCCAATCTGAAGCCTGACAAACTCTGCGTGTCTTATATTCGCACTGTTGAGTGCGTTCATTGTCGTGGTCATGGGGCTACGTTCTCCCGGAAGACAAACGGACCATCCCAGTTTACAAAGGCCCCGTTAGTCATTGGTGTGAGTGTATAGGTTGGGCATTGCTCTGCATACACAGGAAACGAAACAGCAGAGCCTACAGCGGTCAGAGTGCCAGTAGCAGGAGTTCCAATCACAGGCCGGTGGATAGTCGCGCTCACAGTAGCCGCCCCGCCCCTCAGAACGTCCGCAGTGATCTTGTAGGCGTATGAGCCTAGTTGGATGAAGTCACCAGCCGCCAAGACGACTACAGACGATCCTACAGCCGGGAGGTTGCCAATAGAAATGGTCGTTGCGTTTGCAGCAGGTACAGAAGCTAGAGTCAAAGCCGCCGCCTGGGCACCAGACAATCCACCTCGATAAGCAGTGAACCAAGAGAGATTGCTACTTGAGAACGTGATGTTCGCGGGAGTCTGTCGGTCGAGGTTGTCAATTGTCTGGATAACGTCTCTGACCTGGGGATAGTACAGGTAGTTGTGCGGAACGATGGTGAACACCCAAGGCACCGCGGTGAGGTACTGAGCCGTCCTGATCTGCCCGCCTCGGGATGTTTGTTGCCCCACCATCCTACGGTTGTTCACCGTCATGGACTGCTGGATATCGACCACAGTTTGGAATGACATTACGCTCTACCTCGCCCGATAGCCAGAGACTTGTTGGCATAAGCGTTCGCTGCCCAGACAGCAGTTGAACTGCCCATGATTCGATCCTCAAAGGATTTCACATCAATAGCAGAGATATTGTAGTTGTTGACTACCTGTGGAGCCTGCATAGAGCCCATCGCATTGTTCGGAATAATCGTGCCTGATGATCGAGGAACAAACATCTCTGGCCCACGCTCACCAACCATGTATGGGCTACCGGAGTTGACTGGACCGCCGTATGCGCGAGGAGTGAATTTCAGTCCGCTACCACCTGTGATTGTGCCGCCACTGGCATTTAGACCAGGGATCATATTCTTGAAGAACTGGAATAACGCAACAGCAGATGCTTTAAGTTCTATCGCAATCAAGTCTTGAATGATCGACCGAGCCAAGTCCTTAAACGACAACTTGCCAGTACGAACGAAGTTCTCTAGCGCACGTTCCATGTTGCCGAACACGGCGTCATAGACTTGCTGAGTTGCCTTGAGGCTTTCCTGCATAGAGATAAACATCTCCTGCATACCTTGGTTGCGCCTAGCCTGGGCCACAAGAATGCCCTTTTTCTCAGGACTTAGATCATCATTGCCCTCAATCTCTGCGATCTTCTTTTGCGTCTCCAATTCAAGCATGGCAATCTGAAGAGCCTTGTCCGATGCGCCAACAAGACTGCCCTTCAACTGAAGACGCTGCATCTCGTACTCTAATGTTTCCTTTTCCTTCTGGCTTGCCTCAACCAACTGGCTGTAGATTTGATCTCTACGTTGCTGCTCTTGAGCGAGATCACTCATTGTCTGATCAGCAATACTCTGTCGGTCAGCCATCTCATCCGCATAACGCTTCTTAGCAAGATCACGCAGCTTTTGTTGCTTTTCCTGCTCAATAGCAATCAATTTCTGATCTAGTACAAGCTGATTCTGTATGGCAAACTTACCGGCTTCTTCCTTGTTTTTATTCTCCATTTCTTTTCTTGCCAAAACGGACTTTTCTGCCGCATCAAGTTCAATAAGATGCATATCATTTGCAGTCATCTTCGCAAGATCAAAACGGTTTTTAACTATTAACTGATCAATCTCAAACGCAAGCTGTCTGCGTTTTTGACCGTATTTTTCTTCATCACTAATAAGTTGCGTTTGCTGTTGCGCTTTCTTTGCTTTGTCTTGCTCGGTAGTAATACTTCCAGCAAGCTGCTGCAATTCAGCTCGCATCCTTGCAAGAGTTTCTTCACGTTGCTTAAGCAGAGCAGGGTTTTTTTCCAAGATGGCGCGGTTTACCTCAATGTTGGCAACCATCTGGTTGATCTTCTTTTCCAGTTCTGACGCGCGATCAATCTTGTCTTGATCTCTACCAAGTCCAAGCATCGCGTTCCATGCCCAGCTTGCTGCCTTAGTAATCTTTGACCATGCCGACTCTAAAGTACCTAGATTTCTTTCTTGGTCTTTCAACTTTGTATTAAGAGCATCAGCAGCAATCTTTGCGGCTTCTTGAAGTTTGTTTTGCTTGGTAAGCGTCTCAATCTGTTTGTATTGCTCCAATGTCAGGAAGTGCATCCTGTCGTTTAGAGACTTAATAGAACTAGCCCCACCATCAAAAGCTGGAATGAGTTTCTGTGCGACTTCGCTGGCAGTCTCGCCTGATAGCTTAGTTACGTTGGCAATGGCCTGGGCAACAGACCCCATGCTCTCATCTGTAAACTTGCCCGACTTGACCAACTCCATCAGGATGTCTTTGGTCTTGCCGATGGACAGGTTGGTCTTTGTGCTGACCGTATCTGCCAGATCAAGGAAGGTCTTCTGCGTCAGGTTTGCGTAGTTGCCCGTAAGAATAAGCTGATCTCGCAGGTCGGCAGATTCTTTAGCCCCCTGGTAGAACGCGAACCCAAGCGTACCCATTGCCGCAGCCGCAGCCGTCATGCCTAGCACCATAGGTGTCAAAGCCATGCGGATTGCCGTGAACATTGGGCCGATGCCGCCCATCTGGTCTTTAAGCTGACCGCCCTGCTGGAGCATTGCAATCAGAGCATTCTGACCGCTGGCAATCTGCGTGATGAAGTCGGTGGTCTGGTAGGTCAGCGCCAGTTTCTGCTGGTCGTTGAGTCCTTTTGTTACATCCTTGCTGGACTTTGCGATCTGATCGTATGCCCGAGCCTGATCCAATAGACGTTGTGCAGTGTCTGTACCCTTGAGACTCTTAAACCTAC